ACCACCAGTAGCGCCGCCTCCGACTACGTCGGATGCTTTCTCTACGATTTCTTTCTGGGACATTGGATTCTCCTATTAATGTTTAATTTATTTATACAACAACTTATTTAGTCGTAAGGAAATTTAAGTATTGCTGAAACGCAGCAACTTTAGCTTCCTGCAAGTTCTTACCACTTGCTTTGACGATTGTTTCTTTCACTTGTTCAACTTGCTGAGCCTTGATAATCCCGTTATCCCACACCCAATTGACACCTTCCATGATGCCTTGAACAAATGCGTCTGGCGCAGATGGATCAGCAACAACGTCGGCTGCAGTAGCCAAGAAGAAGTCGTCTTGTACTTCCATGATACCATTCACTTCTTTCAGTGAACCCATACCACGTGTAGATACGCCTAGTTGAACGCCACTCTCGAGCAAGTTTCTAGCAATGTCGCCCATAGGAGTGCCAAGAATCTTAGCCTTACCCATAAAGTCATTGCCACTTTGCTTCAACTCGACGATCTTGATACAGACGCGATCTAGATTAATAGATGGTCCGTTTGGATGTCCGAGTTCGCCAAGAGCGCGGTTTGTGTTTACATATTCTTTGTTATAGCGCTCTACTTCGCGCTCAAGAATGTTCTTACGGTAGATGCGACCATTACGGTTAGCTTGTTCAGCTTGCATGAATGGACCTACAATGTATAGGTCCTTTTTACCGCCGCGTTCTTCTACGATGTATTGAACGTCTTCTACTAATTCTGTGAACAGTTTCATTTTATGCCTTTAATTAAAACGCGACAGAGACTGCTCTGATAGCTACGTTTGAAGCAATCGTGTGGGTCGGCTGCTTTTGGAGATATTCCGTAACGCCTGTGCCGAGGGTTACTGTTGCAACTGTCGTGCCGTTATTGGCGATAGTGACAAGAACAGCACCTGCTGTGTTATTGTAGCAACGGACAATAGAGGCCGATCCAACAGTATTTGCTGTGGAGAGTGCAATCTCTTGACCAATTATTTTGGTAGCGTCTGTCATATTATTCCTCTTCGCTTTCAGCTAACATGCCTTGGACCATCTCGAGTAGTTGCTCGAATTGCTCATCCGACTCAAGCATCTGAACGAATTGCTCGCGAGACTCATCGTCTTCTAGGCTCTCATACATTGCTTCGAGCATTGTAGTAATTGCTTCGACTTCTTGTTCGTCTTGCTCAGCAAGTACTGCCTCTAAGATATCGTCGAACAATTCGACGTCTTCAGCAACCTTTTTAGCCTGAGCTGTAGCAATTGCCATTTTCTTTGAATCGCTATATTCTGGATGTTCGCGTTTGATGGCGTCACCAATTTCTTTGCGTTTCTTTAACTCAGCCATTGTCAGTGTCTTTTCGTTGACATCTGAGCTAGTCTTAGCATCGTGGCCGTGCTTTTCTTTTTTGCGATCGACTACTTTAACATTAGTGGCTTTGAATACATCGTCACCATTCTTGTTAGCGTCTGGAGTCTTTTCGATCTCGTGATCGTCGATAAACTCTTGGTCGCCAGCGCTAGCAGCAGACGGTCCACCCTTTGCGGATGTGACTGTATTATTAGCGTAGACTTTTTTAGGGCCTGTTTCGCCTGGCTTTCTAGTTCCCTGGTCGTGCTTCGGGCCTTGAAAGCCAATCTCTTCAAGCAGATTGTTCAGCGTCTTCATGTGATTCCTCGGACTCTTTGTTATTCTCATCCTCTACTTCAGCAGCCGCTTCAACTTCATCGGATGCTTCGACTTCCGTCTCATCTTCGACTTCTGTTGTTGCTTGCTCAACTTCTTGTTGACCATACATCGACTTAGCGACTTCGATCTTACGAGCTTGAACAGCATCAGCCACGCGCTGAGCGATCATCTGATCGAAAGCGGCTGAGGTATTGACAGCGTCCTTGTTCAATGCGAACTGGACGATATCGGCAGGGGTATAAGTTTGTTGTGTCATAATTCTCTCCATTATTTATACATTTTAATTCTGTTGTCCATCACCACCCTGTTGCTCTTGCGCTGGCGGAGGAACGATCCCTCCGTGCGGCACTTGAGTACCATCGGGTAGCATTGGAGGATTCAATATAGGATCATTCATCTCTTCTTGAATCTCAGTATTCATTCTCTCCATCATCTCGTCATCTTGACCGAAGATGTGGCTTCTCGCCCACTTGTGAGAATAGTACTTACCAATCACATTAACATTTAGCATGTTCTGATAAGCAGTCAGCTTATCGTTTAGAATTTCGTTCTCTTTCAATTCAGAGAAGTAGTTGTCTTTTGCGTAGTTGAATTTCAACAGTGGAGCAATCTCTTTCCAATCCTCTTGTGTAAGGATCTGCTTGAGCACCAACTGCTTTTCTAGCGCCTTGATGAATAGGTGGTTGAATCGTGAACGCAGACGGTTAACGAATTTACCAAACTTAACTTCATCGCGCGATATCTCAGTTGCACGACCCAGGCCGAACGATTGATCACTCTGTGAGCGTGCAATAGGCACATTCAACGAACGGTATAAACCTTTTTGGAAGTATTCGACGTCAGTCATTTCGCCAAGGTTTTGGCCACCTGGCAACGTCTCGATCTGAGTGCCTCTATTACCTTCACGGCGTGGCAGCCAGTAATCTTCCAGCATTGTCATAAATTTACGATCGTCACGGACTTCGCCAGTGCCTGCATCATAAACGACTTTGTTCTTATAGCGAGTCATCATGTCACGCAGATACTGCTCTGCCTTCATCTTAGGAAGGTTACCAACGTCGATGTAAAAAATCTTACGTTCAGGAGCACGTGAAATACGATAGATGACTGTTGCATCTTCTAGGGCTCTCAGTTGATTGAGAGGCTTGATTGCTTTGTGCAGGTTGGAGATTACCAAGCTGTTAGATTTATCAAGCAGTCCGGATGTACAGTAAATGATACTATCCTTAGCGATTTTCATACCAGTCGTAACAGGCGTCGACAACCCAGCTACGGATGGTCTACCGCCGAAACCTTTGTCGTTGTATATGTAATACTCTTGACCTGTAACAGGGACTGTGGAATCGCCTCCGATTGGAGAGTTTGTGACCTTCTTGCGCTTTTGCTCTTTGACCTTTTTGATCTTTCTTGGGTCAACATAGCGTAGCTCTTGAATGCCTTCTTTTGGATTCTTCTTATCGATGATCGCATGATAGTATAGACGACCATCAACATACCAACGTTTGAATACATCATATCCTTGATGTTCAAAGTCTAATAGTGTCAGTATGGATTTAAATTCTTGGTTGATAGCTTGTTTAACTGGATCAGGTAGATCCGACAGCTTATCAAGGCTGATCGATACTACAGCATCTTTATCGTCTGTAATAATCGACTCATTAACAATATCATCGACGGCAGCATCAACTTCTGGATGCATAACCATTTCGCGATATTTGGTGACTAGCTCACCTTCGTTCTTTGCAGAACCTTCTAGATCAACAACTGTCCCATAGGAACCACCCGCAGCTACAACAACTGCGCCATCATCATTTTGTTTTGGTATAAACTCGTCTAAGTCCTGTGCTACCACAGGTGCCTTACGACGGAATTCAAACCCTAGGAACTCTGCCATTGATTATCTCCAATTAATGAGGCCGGACAAGCCGGCCTCCATACTATTAAGCGCCACCAGCGTCGCCAGTAGTTCCGCCAGTAACTTCCCACCAATCGTAGGCAAATGTTACTTGGAACTCTTGAATCGCATCGGTGTTATTCCAATCCAATTCAATAGCTGACACTTCAACTGGGAAAATACCATTAAACGTATATTCACGAATTGGTACACCAGTCTTCGAATACTGCATTACTTGAGCAGTTGATTTATATAGTAGAGGTGAAGCTGCGCCAAATCCACGTAAGTTACCAGCGAAGGTATTGATTTGGTTAGACCACTCTTCCATAGCGTTACGGATCAAGAAGTCTTCGTCGTTCATCACGACTACAGTCCACTCGCCGAATGTGCGATCGCCAGCAAGGCGTACCTTACGGCCAAAGTATGGAACTTCGATAACGCCCAGCGTTGCCGCTGGGATCGAAGAAGCTCTGACCATGAAAGGAACCTTGATGTCGCCGACTGAGTTAGCAGGGTTGCTCAATGTTACTTGAAACAATGAGCTGCGTGCACCACCCAGCGTTAGCTGACTTCTAATTTCATTTACATTAAATGCCATGTTTTGTTCTCCTTATTCTTATTTATTAGTCGATTAGAACTTGCCTACGACTTCAGAGAACTCAACTCCAGAGCGTACTGCTACGAAGTTCAACTGGATGAAGTTAATAGACTTAGCAGGCTTAATGTAGATATCACCAATGAATTGGTTGCTATCAATGACTTGAGATGTGTTATTTGACTCATCGCATACAACTTTGTAGGCTGTAATACCACGGCGGCCCTGTACATCACGCAAGAACGGCTCCACAATATTGCGGAACTGAGCACGTGTGAAGTCATCGTTGAATTCAAACAACAGAGACTTAGCAGCTTTTGCAATTGCCTTTTCCAACACAATGAACAGACGACGTACGTTAATACGATCGAATGCAGATGCGTTAGCCAACAATGTCTTGTCGCCATAAAGGATAGTGCCTTGACCTGGGAATGTAACAACTGGGTTTACGCCAGCCTTATACAATACATCACGGTCTGCCTTACCTGGGTTGTATGCCAACTTAACGATGTTCTTGATCTGACCGCGGTTGAAACCAGCTGGAGAGAACCATGGATCGCGTGTATCGTCTGTACGAACACAGAGACCAGCAGTATCGCCGTTCAATGGAACATAACGGTATACATCGTTGTACTTGTCATATTGATACTTGTAACCAGAATCGAGAACAGCATATGAAGAGCTGTGCAGGCCGTTACGGAAGCCGACAATATTCGATGCTTCGTTGCCGTTAGCACGAACAACGTCCTCTCTGTCTGGAGAACAGAATACGACACAATCCTTGCGTGTTTCAGCAATGTTGTCGATCAAGTAGTTTGCCAATTGTTCTTTATTAGCGCCACCGACTGCTTTACCAGTCAACACCAATGAGATATCAACAG